GGCTTTGCCTTAAGGGCTATTTTATTTGAGAATCATCTACAACTTGCTATAGTATTTATTATTTTTCTATGAATTTTATTTACTTAGGTTTCGGGTATGTTTTGAACAGTTAAAAGTGTTTGCTTTATATCTCTTGTTTTTAATGTATTTGGTTAGGTTTATAACAGATAAATGCGTTATTTATCTTTAGTTCATTTAAAATCCTTAATGTTAAAGTTCTTTTGTACTTTATTTACACATTTTTCTATTCCTTTCCTTTAATTAATTATAAAATTTTGAGGATCAGCTTTGTTCTTTTAAAAGTGATGATCAATAAAAAGAGTGCTGAAATTGTTATTATTCAGCATACAAAACCTCTATTTACGGAACTATTCATTGGCCGTAAACACGTTCTCACATCGGTTTTAAAAGATATAACTATGAAGTCACTCATTTACAGATAACGACTTTTTAAGTATTTTATTTTAGAATTATATAACGAGCTCTGATATGTTGGAAGCAACATTCTTGGCGAGTCGTGACAAAATTGCGCAGTTTTTAATTTTAATTTAGAAGAACAAATTGTTCCGAATGTAAATTGATATTATCGGTGGAATCTTTAGACTCAGGGGCAGTCTCTAAAGCCTCTAAACCTTTTTAAAAACTTTTACAATTATGGCTACAACTAAAGAAATACCGATTGTGCGCAGCGAAGTGAAAGAGATCAGATTGTTCGATATTGAGATTGTCGAACTTCTGAGTGATCTAATTGATGTTGACATAATGTCACTCAAATTTCAGAAAATAGTTAAATCTCTTCTCAATAATCAGAATATTTCTGATTATGAGACTTTCTCCACCTTTGACTTGGTTAAAGTCAATACCAAATTTAATCTCAATCATTATTTGGTTGAAGATCAATTTAGTATTCATACTACAACTTGTTATACTTCTCCTAAGTTGTTTACAAGAAATCGAGAAACTGGTTTTTATAATTTAAATAGATCAGATTTCAAAAGGGGTCCATCTTTAATTCAACTTTATGAATTAATTTTACCATATTATGAAATGGCTAATATATTTCAAAATTTTATTGGTTACCAATTTCGAATTAGTGCGCGTCCATGTTCTAGCACTTCTATCGTAATTCATACAGATACTTATTTTTGTAAAAATAATATCTTGTTGAATCCAATACCCCCGAAATATAAAGGCAATCGACTCATGGGATCATCTTATGAATCGAGTCTTCCTGCTCCTATTTCTCCTCCTAGATTACCTGTTTTACAAAGTGGATTAAATACTGTAAATTTAAATTTTTCCGCTGAAATTTTTAAAATTATGGTTTCAGAATGTCTTTTGTTAACACAAAAGGATATTTCTGTCTTTAATTTGTTTAAATCTGGTAACTTAGTTGGGTTTTCTAACTTGTTATATTTGTATCGAGATTTAGAAAATTTGTTAAATTATTTTTCTTTACCTCGTGTTCAAATGGGTCTTTTTGATGTTGGCGTTGATGTTACAAAAATCATCAGTCCTGACACTGAAGATACAATTAGAAATTCGATTTCTAGTGTTGCCAATTCATTTAAGAGTATTAGTCATGATTTTAGTGCTAGTACTACTACAATTATTAGTCAATTATTAGATTTGAGGAAAAATGTTAGCTCGGAAGATTTTAAGAAATTCACTACTGAACATTTTGATTCTTTTAAAGGTAATTTTGCCCCTATTAATATAATGGAAGGAATGTGTAAAAACATTTCGGTTATTTCTTTAATAGCTGCTGGTGGTTATGCTTTAATTGCTCGAACTGAAGAGAGTTATTATGTTTTTGGCGCGTGTGTTGTTGCTTGTGCCTGGTTCAATAAGGATTCCATTATGGATTTTCTTTTACTTTGGTTTAAGCATCGCGAACCAATTAGTGAATTTGGTTTTGTTGGAGATGATTTTTTCACGGGAGCTTTAGTTCTCTTAGGTGGAATGACGTTTAGCAATACAGTTTTAACTAAATTGCCAAAAGAAATTCTCACCCAATTGGGTAGTTTTTCCCGGGTGAAATCAACTCTTAAGGACATTTTTGATTTTGTTGTGAGATTAGTTGATATGTTACTTAAATCTCTTGGCGCTAGAGTCAATGTTCCAAGTTGGGTTAAGTTTTTGAATGTTCAGGATGAACTTGTTAAGAAGTTTTTCCAAGAAACTGATGAAATTTATGAAAAAATTCGTCTTAAGAATTTCCCAATTTGTGCAGATAATTATCTTATTGTTTTAGATTTGCAAAGGAAAGGTAGAGAAGTCACTCTTCAATTGAAGAATGCTCCTCCTGCCTTAGTTCAATTAGTTCAGAGCCAAAATATGTGGCTTACTAAATTGCGGCAAACCTTTACAGATGCAAATTTCTCCTGTGATGGGTTAAGACCTTTACCGGTGTGTATCTTGTTATCAGGTACACCTGGTACTGGCAAGTCTCAATCAATGGAATGGTTTGCTAGAGCAATTTGTGCTAGAGTTTTAGAAGGTGAAAAGTTAGAAACTTATCGGAAGGATCCTTCAAAGTCAATTTATGCAAGGAATTTTGAAACTGTTTATTGGGATAGTTATGATAATGACAAACTAGTTTGTTTATTTGATGATTTTTCTCAAGCAAAAGATATTGCTGGTTCTCCAGACAATGAACAGATGAATTTAATTCGTTGTATTGATGAGATTCCATATTGTTTGCATATGGCTGCTTTAGGTGATAAGGGTAATACCTATTTTACTTCTAAATTTGTCATTTGTACGACCAATATGGTTGAGCTGAAAGCTGAAAGTATCTATAGTATTGATGCTTTGAAGCGTCGGTTGCATATTTCATTAGAGTGTTTTCCAAAAGCAGAATACGCTATGAAAGTTAATGGAATCGATGTTTTGGATCCATCTAAATTACCTATAGGTGTTGATGGAGAAACTGAAATTTTACCAGAAGAAATGTTAATGTATCGCGAACGTGATAATTATACAAAAACTTATACTGGTAAGGTTTTTACATTTTCTCAAGCTGTTGATGAGTTTGTTAGACAATACCATCAAAATAGAAAACGTTTTGATCAAAAAGTACGTTCTCTGTCTCAATATGTTGATCGTGTTATATTGACTCGAAAGAGTGAATCTAGTACGTCTCTATCAACTCAATTGAGTTGGGACAGTGATACCGATGTTGATCATAAAGGAGAAATTCTTTCTTATCATTTCGATCCCAAGAAGGGAATGAATGTTCCTGACTTATTAGATATGGTTGATATGGAAGAGCTTTCGACTGCTAGTCCTAGTAGTGATGATTTAGTTTATGACATTAGAGATTTAGTGGTTGCTCAAGGAAATTTCGATTCTAAAGAGTTGGCTCATGATTTCTTTTCGACTGATTATTTTGATGATATTGATTTGGCTAATCTGGATGAATTTTTCCATGATTTTACTGAGGAAAAAGTTGAGAATTTGCAGTTTCAATTAAAAGAGTTATTGAGACTTGCTCCTAAGTTCGATTTGCGATTTGTTAATATTGAACCTGGGATGCTGACGAAAGCTTTATACAAAAAGTTTTCCGTTGCAGTTTTCAATACTTTAACCATTCCTGGAATGATAGAAGCTGGAAATCCTTATGCCCGATATCTTATTGATAGTATCGAATTGATCCCTATGACTCCCATTGTTAAGGAACCTGAGGGATATAAAAGTTGGAATAGTGTTTTTACAGAAAATGTAAAACTAGCTTCTTCACTTTTGTATACTACTTTTGGTTGTACTATGAGATTTGCCTTGAGTTGGATAATAGAACATAAAACTTATATTTTTGTTGCTATTGGACTAATTGGAGGTTTGACCAAAGTATTTTCTAGAAAGAAAGAAAGTGATATCCCTCTGATAGGAGATTACCAATCACTGGAACAGAAAGAGAGTAAACATAAAGTTCAGAGAAAGTATATTTCTAAAATGAGAACTGGTGTTGCTCAAATGTCCCATGGTAGAGATAAGAATGGTTCTCAATTGGTTGATAAGTTTGTTAGGCTTAACTGTTATGAAATTCTCTTACACACTAATGAAGGTGTGCGTCCCATAGGTTTTTTAACATTTATTGTTAATCGACTTGCGATTATGCAAGAACATTTTCTTGACGGTATTGATAGTTTGATGGAAAAAGGAAAATTATTCGAAGATTCTCAAGTTCAAATACGATTAAATAAGTATGGCGGTGAAAAAGCTGTTTCATACTTCTTTAAACTGGATGAATTTGTACAGTTCGTTAATTTTACTGAAAGATCTAATGAAAAAGATTTTGTTTTATTGGATTTTCCTAGGCGAGTTCATATGCATAAAGATTTAAGACATTTAATTCCTAGTGCTAAGGATTTGGCTAAGTTGCGAGAATATCCTATTCGATTGATCGTTCCTAAGAATGAAAATCGACAGGATGGCGTTGCAATCGCTAAACCTCTAAACAATATGATGTTCCGCAAAACTAATGATCCATCTTCTGATCTAATGCATATTCGCACAGGATATGAGTATCATTTGGGTACTGAATATGGTGATTGCGGTGGTTGGGTTACTTTACAAGTCCCCGAATGTAATTTTAAACTTATTGGACTTCATGTCGCTGGCGACAATGGAGCTAAAGGTTTTGCATCTGCACTTTGTTCAGAAGATATTGAAGACCTGTTGACTTCAGTTGAAAATGAGAAGAGTGCTAGTGTTATTATTGAGGAAGATTTACAAGCTCAGCCAGCTGTTGTTGCTCAAGGTCAATTTTTAGAACTTTATACAGTTGACAAAGTACCTTTTAATGTTAACAAAACTGCCATAATTAAGAGTAAGCTTCATAATAAGTGGATGCCTGCCTTGACTATGCCATCTTGTTTGAGACCTAAAAAGGTTAATGGAGAGATGGTATACCCAATGGAAAAAGCTCTTCAAAAATATTGTCTACCTAATCTTTATATAGACAAACGATCTATAGAGGAAGCGGCAGATATGTATTTTGATACTTTGGCCTCAGGAACCGTGTATGTTGACAAACGCCTATATACTTATGAAGAAGCTATTATGGGCTTGTTAGATGATCCAGATTTTGGTTCGCTTACTCGAAGTACTAGCCCAGGTTATCCTTATAATGTTGAGGGACACAAGAAAAAGTTTACTTTATTTGGTTCAGATGATATTTATGACTTGACTACCAAACAAAGTAAAGAATTAAAGGAGTTATGTGAAGATATTATATTGAATGCTTCAAAAGGTATTCGTATGAATCATATTTTTTATGATAATTTAAAAGACGAGCGACGACCTAAAGCGAAAGTCGAAGAAGCTTCAACTCGAATGTTTTCTGGTTCTCCAGTACATTTGACTGTTGTTTTTAGAATGATGTTTGGCGCTTTTATTTTATTTTATCACAAAAATAGAATAAACAATGGAAGTGCTATAGGTGTTAATCCTTATTCTTGTGAATGGCATGATATAACTCTTAACCTTCTTCAAAAAGGGCATCCGGATGATAGATGTGTTGGTGCTGGAGATTTTTCTAGATATGATGGTTCTCAGAAAGGAGATATTCATTGGTTGATTTTAGATATCATTAATCAATGGTATGGAGATTCTGAGGAAAATCAGCGAATTAGGCAAATTCTTTGGATTGAAGTGACTAATTCTGTTCATCTTAATGGAGAGAATGTTGTCATGTGGCCAAATAGTTTACCTAGTGGGCATGCTATGACAGCAATTGTCAATACTATGTACAACAATATTGCTTTCAGATATTGTTGGTTGAAAGCGGTTGAAGGAACGAGACTAAGTGCTTCGCACTTCAGAGAATATGTTTATCTCATTGCTTTAGGTGATGATAATATATTTTCCGTTCACCCATTAGTTAGATCTATTTATAATGAGATAACTATTGGAAGATTTATGAAACAATTAGGACTTACGTATACGAATGAAAGTAAGACTGAATCGATCGAATTACTACGCAAGATTGATTCAGTGGAATTTTTAAAACGTGGGTTTAGGAAATGCAAAGAACTCAATAGGTATGTTGCACCTTTAAGGTTAGACGTTGTGCTTGAAATGCCAATGTGGACTAAAGTTAAAGATGCAGATACCATAACATTGGACAATGTGAATTGTTCATTGCGTGAGTTGTCTTTGCATGGACGTGAAGTGTTTCAAAATTACGGTCCTAAAATAGCGCAGGCTCTAAAAGAAGAGTATAACGAGTGGCCTTCAACCACTAGTTATATTTCTAATTTGAGCGCTATTTCGACTGAAGATTGTCCGTGGTAATTTTACCACCGTCAGAAGTGACGTTAAATACTTAACGAGACCTTAGTTGGATACTAGGGGTGGTAAATCCACACTTTTGGATTTAGTTCCTGTTGTAACTATAACAACAACACCATTAATTACCATGAAAAGTACAACCAAACTATTCCGTGATATCCCACACTCTTTACGCTTAGAGAGTAGTGCAAGATTTAACCCTATAAGCTTTTATGATTCAAGTTCTCTCTCAGACTTGGATTCATGTACTAATATGAGAAATTTTCCTGTTTTAGGAGTTTTGCAATCAAATGCTAATGCAAATAATGATGCGAATACGTCCGAAACAGAAGGAGTTACTCCATTGGGAACTACGATTTCCGATGCAGTTGATGGTGAAAAGACCGTTTCTAAACCAAGATTCTATGAACCTTTGAAGAGAATTTTGGCGAGACCAAATAGAGACGGTCAAGATCATGATATTAAGAACTTTATGGCTCGTCCTGTTGTCGTAAAACAAGGTGTATTGTCTGCTACAGATAATGCTAATACCTTTATTTATGGTGATGTTTTTGATGCTATGGTTCTTGCTAATATGATGACTAGCAAACTTCGAGGTGCTTATCTTGTTCGTGCTACTACACATATAACTTTACAGGTTAATGCAAATAGAATGCAACAAGGTAGATATATTCTTGCTTTTATGCCTCATGGAGGTATGGGCAAGACTACTACTGAGTTTGTTAATTATTATAAAATGCATCGAGCTACCAAATGTGAGATAACTCAATTGAGACATATCAATATGGATATAAATTGTGATACTGAGATAGAACTAGTTATTCCTTATGTTTCAATTTATCCTGGTTGGGCTTTTCAAGGTGCAGGTTCTGTAATTGGTGTAGGATCACCTGGTGTGTATTTCCTATATCCTTATAGACCTTTATCATCTACTAGTGGTTCAACCACCGCATCTTATCAAATTCTTATACATTATACTGATGTTGAGATTGAAGGTGTGGGTGTTGCTCAAATGGGTAAAAAGATTATCTCTAAAGGTAGAGGTGATTTCTTGAAAGAAGAAGCAGTTAGTCCTCGACCAATTTCGACTGGTTTTAAACAGTTATCATTGGCTGCAGCTTCTTTTGCTGAAATACCTTTACTTTCACCATTTATGGGAATTTCATCTGTCGTGACAGATGCTTTATCTAATTTTGCTTATACTTTAGGGTGGTCAAAACCTGTCCACTCTGCTATACAAAACAGAATTAGAAAAGAACCTTTTCCTTATTTGAGTGTTGGGGATTCTCATGATATTGTTGATCCTTTGTCTATAACTTTAAACAATTCTGTTGGAGTTATTGGTGGTTTAAGTTCAACGGATCAAGATGAATTATCAATTGATTTTCTTAAATCGATACCCGCTTGGATTGCTGGATACGATTGGACTACTGCTTCTGCAGTTAATTCAACTATTGCGTCTATTGCTGTGACTACTTCTTTGGTATTTTCTACCAATGATACTAAGAATACTATTTATTCTTGGTGTCCAGTAGCATATCTTTCTAGAATGTTTTCTTTCTGGAGGGGTTCACTTAAATATACTCTTAAGTTTACTCGTACAGAATTTCATTCTGGAAGATTGTTGATCCGATTTATTCCTTTTGACGATAAAGCTTATGCCAATCCTGGAGTTACTGCTAACAATAACCCTTATATGTTAAGGGCTATTGTTGACATTCGCGAATGTAACGAATTTTCATTTACGGTTCCGTTTATCTATACTACACACTGGGCAGATACCGTTGATTCTATCGGTAATATCCTAGTTCAAGTACTAGATCCTTTAGTTGCACCAGCCACTGTTTCTTCTACGATCAATATTGATCTTGAAGTTGCTGGAGGTCCTGATTTGCAATTTTCTGGATATGGTGCTGCTGGTATTGGTTATGGACAATTTCCAGATCAGAAAGCTTTATGGGCGACTGTACCTTTTATTTTACAGTCCGGTCTCAACAAACCCCTTGGCGTATTGCAAGGTAATACTGCTGAGGGAAGGGATGATTGTAGTTTTGGCGAAGTAAATATCGGCAATGCTATTATTGATGCGCCTTCTTATGAACTTGCTGCGGCTTGTCATGGAGAGGTTTATCGATCGTTTCGTCCACTTTTGAAGCGTGGCGGTTTGTTAAATAATGTAAATTTTACTGCATCTAACAATTCCTTGTGCATTACTCCTAGATTAATTTCTATTGGAGCATCTGCTACAGGAGTCGTCAATGGGGACCCACAATGGGATCCTCTTGCTTTATTGGCTCCTCTTTATTCAATAATGAGGGGCAACGCCAGAGTTAAAACTTTAACTTTAACTGGTGGTTCTGGGGCTATTACCCCAGATAAACTTACAGCGCTATATACCATTGGTATTGGCAAATTTGCCTTAATACCAAATTTAGCGACTGTTGCAGCTATACCTTTAAGCTCACCTAATTTTGTGGGCAGGTATGCTACAAGTGCAATGGGTATGAACTATACACAGGAGGCTGGTGTCTCTGTGCAAGTTCCTTTCTTTGCACACACCCCTGGTATTTGTGTTGGTGATAATTTATATCAAACTAATACCACAAATTTTCCCCTATCTATTGATAAGGTAGGGGTTACCATAGGTTTCTTTAATTCGGATGGTTCTATACCAGCTGTTTTACCAGCAACCTATGTTCACCGATCGGTTGGAGATGATTTCAATTTGTCAGGGTTTGTTTCCATTCCCTGTTCAACAATCATCCCCACACCGTAGGTGATTCACCCCAGTCCATATATATGCTTTATCGGGTTTCTTTATATGGAAAGTTTATTACCCTCCCGGGACTTAATTGTATGGGGTAATCGGCGAGTTTATAACTTACGTTATTAAACTTTTACTATTTATTTTTCGACACGTTACAATATTATTATTTATCTTTGTCCACTCTAGTAATCGGCTCGCCGGTTGCTGCCCTTAAATTCAAAAAGGGGGGGTTTCGAGTGGCATGCCTAG